TGGGTGCAGGGAGCCCAAGTTCAGCCCAGACAAGGTGGAGTCCATTGCGGAAGTCCTTGAGCCGGGGATCTATCTCCATACTTAGGTGCCGGTACGCAGATCTTCCTGATTATCAAAGGGCAGAGTCTGTGCAAGACGGAGAATTGGGGTACCCGCGAGAGCCACTTGATCCACCTGGTTGTCCTTGAGCATCTGACGGGCAACATTGAGGTCAGCGGGTGTCGCTTCCCCTGAGGCAACCCGGCGCAGCAGCTCATTGCAGAGACTCGCATGGAGGCTCTTGAGGGTTTCCTTGGTGGGATCAGCCATTGAGGAGTACTGCTCGTAGGAAAGTGGTTGAACCACCGACAGAGGCGAGGGCACCTGAAGTAACGATACGCATACGAGGCATCGTCTGAATGACCTGTGTGTAGTTCCTTGCTCCATTGGCGGTGCCTACATCAAAGTGACCAACAGGCATCTTCAATGAGCCAACAGGGACGCTGAGAAGAGTGAACCACTCCACATCATCAACGGTTCCTTGAACCTCAATCGTCGCTGTACCAACCGTTGTCGCTGTGGTGGAGGAACTAACGAGACTAAGTAGAAGCAATCCAACCGTTGATGAAATTGGGTTGTATGGATGCGTTGGACCGGTGATGCTGCTGTTAGTAGCAAAGTTACTTGTCTTAGGCAGGAGATACTTGACTTGCATATTTATTTACTCGCTAGGGTGTACTGAAAGAGGGCTGAAACGATGGCAGCAATGACTCCTGCTGCACCAATGATGTAAGAGCGTGAATGCTCTAGATGACGAACGCGATGATCTAACTCCTTCATTTCCCCTTGGGCAGCCTGACGCTGCTGTAGAAGCAGGTCGAGCTTTCCCTCAAGGCGGCCAATGGCAAGCATGACTTCATGGTCGAGTTGGGTATTCATGGGATGCCTTAGGAGACTCGGAACACGGAGAACCAGGCGTTCCGACCGGAACCTGGTGAATACACCGTAACGGTCTTTGGGCCAGTGTGTAGTGTTGGCGTTAGCCCTGCATAAGAGGAGCCTATGGTTGTTCCCGAAGCAGTAATACTTGTTGGCGCAGTAGACAAGGTGACACCAACAGCAGATTCAAAGACATCAGCGTGACTCGAAACTAATTGACCGAAATAGCAGGACTGCCCAGCCGCAATTACGAGATCCACTTGGCGGAGGCCACCACTTGTAGAACCCGTTGACACACGCCACTTGTTGTACATACCGGCAGTCATAGTGCTGAGTGCGACACTTGTGATACTACCTCTGGCGACTGTGTCTTGCTGTTGACCTGGATTGGTATCGATAGCGTTCCAACGGCCAAAGAGCTGCCGCTCCGCCAAGTAATGATTGATTGTCCATTGCGGTGGAACAACTGGTTCCGCCCAAGATGTGTTCCCCGAGCCATCCGTTGTGAGGAACTTACCTGCCACTGGAGTACCCGAAGCAATCTTTAGTGGTCCATTAATAGTGATCTGTTGAGCACTCGAAGTGGCACCCAAGGTCACCGGGGCAACCGTGGACATCGTTGCGTTCACCGTAAGAGCATCAGCCGCTGCATCACCAACCACTACATTCCCTTGGAATGTGTTGGCACCCGTAAAGGTGTTGGTTCCACTAGCGGATACCGTGGGGATCGCTGTGTTCTTGAGTTGACCCCCATCGAAACCAAGCCCGGCACCTAGGGAGATCTCAGTGACATTTGCAGCGGTAGTACCGGCAGCGGCGTTACCGAGTAGCCGGGATCCCGTGGATACCTGCTGCATCTTTCCATAGGTGACCTTGTTGTTACCGATGGTTGGGGATGGGTAGGAGCCTGTGAGGTCACCAGTAGCGGGACCCAATGGAGCCGCACCGAGCACCTTGAGGGGTGAACCATCAGTACCAAGTCCAGATAGGCAGGACACATTCAGATTGTTGATATCTGTTGTGGTAATAGTGACTGAACTGAGTTTGGTGGACGCTGTGTAAGAAGCAGCGGTAGCAGCATTCAATGCATTGGTGGCATCAGTGGCCGCAGCGGTGACCTGTGATGTCAGGGTTGTAAGGGCACCTGTAGTGGCTGCACCAATGTTGGTAGCAGTAATAAGTACAGCACCTGTTTGAGGAACTGCTGGTGCTGCGCCAATTTGGGTACTCACAGATGTAATAAGCGATGGTGCCCAACCTGCTTTACCTGTTGCATCAGAAGTAAGAACCTTACCGGCGGCGGGGCTCGTAGGGATCCGTAGTGTCCCCTTGACCTCTATGTCATCAGTAAGAACAAGACCGAGTTTCATTCCTGCTTGGAAGTCCTGTGCAACTGAGAATGTCTTGGTACCCGTAATGGTCTGTGCCCCAGTCTTAGTGACAGCACCAAGGCCGTTTGCTGCTCCGTTGCCATCAGCGACAATATTGACTGCGCCTGTGAGGGCTGTTCCGCCGTTAACTGCAACAGAACTGACAGGAGCATTGGAAGGATCTTGCCACGCTACTCCTCCTACAGTGTTGTCTTGACAAGTAAGCACTTTACCGATACCCGGGGATCCCCCGCCGAGTACCTGAAGGCTGCCAGTGATATTGATAATGCTAGATGCGTTCTGTCCGATGGTCATGCCCGCAGATGACACGAAGCCACCATTCGCAGTCACCTGCCCACCGAATGTCGCGTCACCGTCAGTATCAATCCATGCTTTAAGACCACCAGTGGAATTGAAAACTTCAATGACACGGGTATCCGCTGTTGCTGATTGCACTTTGATGAGACCGGCAGGAGTGAGGGACACTCCGGAGGATCCTGTAATACCGACAGCAGAACTCGCTGTAGATACCGTTTGTATCGCAGTGAACTTCTTTGATGCTGTAATGTCTTGTGTTGTGTTGGTATCAACAGCGTTTGTTACCTGTGCGGCGGTGTAATCAGCAGTCTCGGGTGTAACTGGACCATAGCGACCCTTGAAGCTAGTGACACCAGATGTGCCTGTGATTCCTGCTGACAGAACACCCGTAGTTGGGTTGATACTGAGGTTATCACCAATTCGGATGCCACCAAGAGCACCAGTGGGACCCACCCCAGCGATAGGCAGCGTTGCATTCTGGGTGACGCTTACAACACCTGCTCCATCTACTGTGAGTCCACCACCCACCTGCATGATGCCCTTCTGAATCCCAGTAGCAACCGGAAGTGGATAGAGACCGGCTGGGCTGTAAGCACCGAGTGAGTCAGCGGAGATTGAGATTGGGCCAGCAGCCCCGTTGACCATTGTCACACCAGCTGCTGTTGGGGTCTGCCAGATAGCCTTGTTGCCGTTAGATGACATCAGCACTTGGCCGTTGGCTGTTGCGCCGGGGATCTGTAGTTCACCACCAATGAAGATGATGTCGTTGGAGTCTGTACCTAGAGTGACGTTATTGCTGAATATCTTCGCACCAGTAATAGTCTGATCTTCGCTGATACTCACAGCACCTAACTGACCCGCTGATATGGTGACCGCCCCATTGGTTCCGCTCAATCCATTGACCGATGTAATCCCTGAAGACGCTGCGGGCTGCCAAGCAGAAGTCCCATCAACACCTGTGCAAGTGAGCACCTTGCCAATAGGTTCATCACCATCTTGAAGGTTGAGCTTCAATGTGCCGGTGACATTCAAGACAGATGCAGACACATCACTACCAAGCCCTACGCTCCCTGTGAATGCCACGGGTCCCGCTACAGTCTGTGTTGCTCCCGTAGCACCCACGGCGATAGCACCAATGGATGCCGGTGTAATGACTACTGTTCCCGTAGATGACGCAGCAGCCTCGGATCCAAGCTTGATGCTATTGACAATCGGTGACCATGCCACCGATCCATCATTCGTTGATGAAACAAGTGCTTTACCACTAACAGCAGATCCGGTGACCTTCAGTGGAGCGTTGATCTCCACAGCACCCGTAAATGTCTTCTGCCCATCAATGGTCTGAATGCTATCGGTGAGGACTACTGTTGCAGGGAGAGAACCAGCGTTGATGGTTGTTTCTTCCCAATGGACATCACCGGATGTACCGTTTGCCCCAAGGACATACTGCTTACCTCCTGGAGTCTTGTCAGAAATGATGTCGAGACCCTGCGTGAACTTGAAGAATCCTTCAGGAGCAACAGTCGTAGTTCCCGTGAATGTCTTGGATCCCGTAATGGTCTCAGCGAAGTTGATGCTGACCCCTGCTCCACCCTGGTCGAGGAACTGATCCGAGGATTCCTGAGAGACATACAGGGAGTTCAGCTGCGACATATCCAAGTCTGATGCAGTCAGCACATCACCATCGGTAAAGTTGATCACACGGTCAGCCTCACGCGCCGGTGTGAATCGACGGAGCATTACATTGCCTGGTGTTTGACCATCTGGCGGAATATCGAAGTGGACATAGGTTGCACCGTTGATGGTCACGAAAGACCAGCCACTCGATATCTGTGTCTGATTCACATACACCCGTATATGACTTGGGTCGAGCGGTGCTCCACCGTAGAAGGTCACCAAGAAGTCATTGGTGCTGCCATTACCTGAGTAGAAAGTACGGGCGTAGTAGTTCAGTTCATAGAATGCTGGCATCAGTTTCCTCGGTAAAGATTGGCTTTAACATCACGGGCGTGTGCCATGGCTTGGGCTAGTTCAGGAGACTCTTTGATTAACTTCTCAAGGGCAACCCGACGGTAGTCAGATACCTGCCCTCGGATGAGCGATGTGCGGGGACTTGTGATCCCATCGGTTCCCATTTCAGGGAGACCCTTGAAGAACGGTGATGAGATCACGGAGCGCAGTTGGTCACGCACAGTCTTCCCACCGATCTTCACTTGACCCGTGAGTTCCCCATAGCGGTCATAGGCAGACTGACCGTTCTTCAACTTGATCTGCTTGAGATCGATGTTGCCTGGGAGGGTTCGACGGGCTCCACCTACTGAGATCAAGGAATCCGATAGAGCACGGTTCACAGGATCCTTGGTTGCCCGGGTGCCAGTAACGGGGAACAGAATAGACCATGGGCTCTCGGTGCCTTGCAGTGGTTCCCCAAGAGCATTACGGGTCTTATCAACGGAGTTCCCCGTGAACGGTAGACGAGCCAAGATGGCATCGACTGCGTTACGGGTTTCATAGATGGTGCTGTCGGTAAAGGTTGCCTCAGTCTGTGCCAAGGCATTCGGTACAACTGCTCCTGCAAACTGACGCATCATCTTGTTTGCAGCAGCCTCATCACCCATGGCCGCCGACATAGCCGTAGTCAATCCACGCAGGTATGACTTGGAAGTCACATTGTTAGCGATAGACATGATGGCAGCCTTAGAGACACCCATGATGATCCCGTTGTCCTCAGGGGTTGGGTCATAGGTGCTGCGGCTGATGTCCACAGTGTCCGCAACGATTCCAAGGAAGGTGGCTACTGGGTCATTGCGTCCAAAGGAGACATACACGCCTCCCACTTTGATGGCATAGGGTTGCCAACCGGATGCAAGGAGTTGCTTTCGGATGTCGGGATCTACAGGACCCTTGCCGGTGATCATGCCACTCGCGGCTAGACCGATACCAGTGGTGTACAGAACAGTTCCTGTAGCCAACCGCCCTGCTGCTTGAGCTGCTGCCTTCTTATCACCAGCCTTGGCTGCTTGCACCCAAGCCAGACTCTGCCCGATGGGGTTACGGTCTGTAACGAATGCAAGGAGGTTCGTAGGGGTCTTGATGAACGGAACAATCAGTTGCAGTTCAGGTACATGACCGACTGCTGTTGAGAACGCCTTACCGATGTTGCCTACGAGTCGTGAGCCGAAGGGTGCTGCTTCATCAGCGATATCGGTGTAGTCACGCTTCCAAGTCTGCTCCTTGACTCGACGCTCTACTTCCCCTGAGACACGCTGAAGGACTCGGTAGTCCTCACCGGCGGCCTGTTGCATATTGCCACCAACAGGAGCCATGTCGCTATCGATATAGGCATCCCAGTTCTGATCGACATACCGTTGGACTTCAGGGATGAACAGAGGATTTGCCTTTGCCTTGGCACCCGAGGCATCCAAGGCAGACATGACGGACTTGCGTTCAGCCTCATTAGCGATTGCCTTGATGGCATCTCGATCAACCTTGCCAGCCTTGATGGATGCGTTGTAGAGGCGACTGACTTCGTTGACTACTGCTGGGTCAGATACAGGTTTCCCGAGGCGATCAGCAACCACGGTGCCGAGGGTTTCCCGGAAAGCACCAGGCAGGTACTTATCCCGAGCCTGACGGAACCCACGCTCTTCTACAGTCTTACGGGTGTACAGCTGACCATCAATGAAGAGAAGATCACGGAGCCTCGATACCTCTGCTGATACCGCAGCATGAGTGAGGGGCTTGCCCATGCGCTTCGCTACTT